CCAGATACAGATATCAGCGTAACTCTTACAGCAGCTACAGGCGCACAGTTTGTGTTCCCAATTAAGCCAGAGTTTCCAACAGCAGGAGGCGCTGGAACAGATGCTCAGACTGTAGACTTTACATTCAAGGTATCACAGGGATCAGTAGTAGAAACATTTAGCTAAAAACTAGAAACGGGAGCAAACAATGCAACAGCAAATAACAATTAAATATAACGATGGGTCTGAAGATACTTATCAAGTCAGACCACCAGATTATGCCAAGTGGGAAATGGCCACTAAAAAGGTCATTTCTAACTTTGGTGGTATGTGGGACATTCTGTATGTAGCTCATTCAGCAATGAAGCGAGATGCAGGCGGAAAGCCCGTTAAATCACTAGAGGTTTGGATGGAGACGGTGGCAGATGTCGAGGTGGGAAGCGATGACCCAAAAGCCATCCAAGAGGAAGCGTAAGCCGACTCTTAGTTGATCTGGCGATAGCGACACAAATCCCTATGTCAGAATGGCAAACAGCAGAAGATATATTGACCGCAATAGAAATACTCGAAGAGAGGAACAATCGTGGCTGAACAAATTGCTTTCGATAAGACCGAACTTCGTGCAGTTTTTAAGGCGTTAAAAAATATGGACGAGCGCGCAGTAGACGAAGCCAAACGCCAGTCCGGGGCTTTGGCTGAATATGCTCGTCAAGAAGTGATTGGCGCTGCATCGGGATTACAGTCCCGAGCAGTTGCCAGTCGCATTGCAGATGGTTCAAAGGTAAAGAAATCATCTAGAATCGGTGAGATTACTTACGGGTTTGCAGCTCAGAAGTTTTCAGGTGGTGCAACCACTAAAGACCTTTGGGGTGGCTCTGAATTCGGATCTAATAAATTTAAGCAGTTTCCAGTTTGGTCAGGTCGTGAAGGTCGTGGATCTAAAGGTTACTTTATTTATCCAACACTACGCAGAATCCAGCCTTACATCGTAGCTGAGTGGACTAAGTCGTTTGATAAGATTTTGAAGGAGTGGACATAATGGCCAGAGACAGTAGAGCCTTAACCCTTAAACTCCTTGCAGATATCGATAACTTTACCAAGAATATTAACAAGGCCGATAATGATGTAACTGGCTTTGGTGACAAGGTTACTAAATTTGGCAAAGTCGCAGGCGCAGCCTTTTTAGCAGCAGGCGTAGCAGCAGCGGCATACGCTGGAAAGTTAGCCATCGATGGAGTTAAAGCTGCCATTGAAGATGAAGCAGCCCAGGCTAAACTAGCAACCACATTAAAGAATGTGACTGGGGCTACAGATGACCAAATCAAGGCCACAGAAGATTATATTCTTAAGCAGTCTTTGTTATTTGGCGTTACAGATGATGAGCTTCGTCCATCTCTAGATCGATTGACCCGCGCTACTGGCGATGTTACAAAAGCACAGAAACTACAGTCGGTTGCAATAAACATTGCGGCGGGCACAGGTAAAAGTCTTCAGGCGGTGACAGAAGCGCTTTCCAAAGCACAGGAGGGCAACCTAGCGGGGCTTTCACGCCTTGGTGTAGGTATTAGCAGGGCTGAATTACAAACCATGACATTTGAGCAGGTAACTGCCAAACTAGCTGCAACCTTTGAAGGTCAGGCAACAAAGCAAGCGGATACTTTTCAGGGCAAGATGGCTCGTTTATCTGTTGCCTTTAATGAAGCAAAAGAAACTGTTGGATCTTTTATCCTTGATGCAGTAACGCCTTTAGTTGAAAACATCGTCACATATATCGTTCCAGCCGTTCAGTCATTCATTGATGGATTCACAGGCGGTAGCGGATTAAAGAATGCTTTTACTCAAATTATCGATGTGGCTAAGGTCATCTTTATTCCTGTCCTTAATGGCGTTCAATCTGTGTTTAATAAGGTTAAAGATGCCGTTAAGGATAACGAAGAAGAATTTAGGGCTTTATGGTCATTTACTAAGAATGTTTTAGCCCCATTCCTGGGAGGCGCTTTTAAGATTGCTTTTGAAGTAGTTGGAACAGTTATTGCAAACACAATTTCAGGTGTGGCTAAACTTATTGCTTTGTTTGAAAAACTTTTCAATGCTGGTAAAAAGGTAGCAGGTTTCTTAACCTTTGGCGCAATCGGTGGTTCAAATATAAGCATGACAACGCCTGATTCTGCTTCTAACTTTGCTATACCTCCAATCATGCCTACGACTAAAGGCGCTCTTGTTGGACAGTCAATGGTCACGAATAACATCACAGTTAATGGGGCTATTGATTCAGAATCAGCTGCTCGTCAAATCGTCCAGGTACTTAACCAGTCCTCATATCGTGGCACTCTTGGAGCAGGAGCGTTAGTAGCAGTATGACAGCCTGGAACCCAGATTGGGCAGTAGAAGTAAATGGGCTGGGTGATGTTACAAACCTAGTCCTATCAGACTTAACTATCACTTCAGGCCGTTCAGATATTTACAGCCAACCAGTTGCAGGCTATTGCCGTTTTACTCTGAAAAACTTAGATCAGTCAGCCATTGCCTTTGATGTTAATGATTCTATTGTGGTCAAGATTAAAGATTCAACAGGTACTTATATTCCTTTATTCGGTGGAGATATATCAGATATTGACATAGTCGTAGCTACTGGCGAACCAGCCATTACTCAAAATGTATCAATTACGGCTTTGGGAGCCTTATCTAAATTACCTAAAGTTTTAACCGAAGGCGTTTTATCTAAAGACGAGGATGGCGATCAGATTTACGCGATTCTCTCTCAAGTGCTATTTGATCAATGGAACGATGTACCAGCAGCAGAAACTTGGGCAGATTATGACCCTACGGCAACTTGGGCTACAGCAGGCAACGCAGGATTAGGCGAGATTGACCGTCCAGGAGATTACGAACTTACAGCCAGATCAGCCTCTACTACGGATGTTTATTCTTTAGTGGCTAGTCTTGCTAATTCTGGCCTTGGTTACATTTACGAGGATGCTTCAGGGCGTATTGGTTATGCAGATTCAACCCACAGATCCCAATATTTAGCAGCTAATGGCTACGCTTATGTAGACGGAGGATGGGCTTATGCTAGTGGAATAGCAACCTCTAAACGCCTTGGAGATATCCGCAACAAGGTAACTATTACTTATAAAAACGGACAGCAAGAAACAGCCGAAGATGCTGCATCCATTGCCGTCTACGGCACTCAAGCGCAAGACATACAGACCAGCATCGAAAAGACAACAGATGCCCTAAGCCAGGCAGAGTTTTATTTAGACATCAGGGCTTTTCCGCAATACCAATTTAAGAGCATTACTTTTCCAATGGCTAACCCGAATATTCCAGATGCTTCTAGAGATCAAGCTTTTAACATCTTTATGGGCTTACCTTTAGACATCGAGGATTTACCTCTTAATATTGCTAATGGCCGCTACCAAGGCTTTGTCGAGGGCTGGACTTGGACTACCCGATTTAACGCCCTAGATCTCACTATTATCGTTTCACCAGTTGCTTACAGCTTGCAGGCATTTAGGTGGAATTCAGTACCCGTCACAGAAACATGGCTAACAATAAGTCCAACTTTGGACTGGAATAACGCTACAATAGTAGCCTAATCAAGGAGACAAATGGCAACGACTACAAACTATGGGTGGACAACCCCAGATGACACTAGCCTCGTCAAGGATGGCGCAGCGGCTATCCGTACCCTTGGTTCATCTGTAGATACTACGACTAAGGCATTAAACCCTTCAACTACTCTTGGAGACATTGAGTATCGCTCATCAACTGCTAACACAAACACTCGTTTAGGTATTGGCACAAGTGGCCAGGTATTATCCGTCTCTGGAGGTGTGCCAGCATGGACAACACCTGCGGGTTCAAGCTTAACTATTGCACAAATTGCAACAGGTACTATGCCAGCAGCTTCAAGCCTTTCATTAACTGGTTTGTCATCTTATGACACTTTAATTGTGCGTTTGGATGCCCTTACCTGGGCTACATCAAATGCCAGCATTATGGTCACGATTAACTCTGACACGGCTGCAAATTACGAGCTTGTCGGTGGTTATAACCAGACTACTTTTTCAACAGGATATTTTTCTACTGCAACCAACTACTTTTACGCTGGCTTTGGTGCTGCAAGTCAAGATCGCACAGATGCAGACAATGGCCGTTTTTATGTCTTTACTAATTGCAAATCGGCAGGATTTACAAATGCAATAGTGCAAGAAAAGTTCAAATCAAGCGGTGGCGATACTCCTAATGCTAGTTCTGTAGGCATTTACAAGGGCGCAGCAGCTGTGTCATCAATTCAATTCAAGACATCAACTGGCAACAATTTCTCAGCAGGCAACTACATCATTTGGGGTGGATAATGAAAGAGACAGCTATCGATGTGCAAACAGGAGAAAAGTCAACAAGAGATTTAACTCCTGATGAAGTAGACCAAATCAACCAAACAAGCGAAATTGAAAAAGCAGTTAATGCTGAATCTGTTGCAAGACTTGCAGCAAAAAACGCTTTGTTTGTTAAATTGGGCATTACTCAAGATGAAGCCAAATTGTTACTTGGATGAAAGCAAGATTATCTAAAGCGCTAATTCAGTTAAGAGAGCAGGCAGACGATGCTTATCCTGACAGAGACCGTAAAAGTGACGGAACCATCGGGGATGCAAAGCACTCAACCAGAAAGAGCGATCATAACCCTGACCCTGATTCAGGGTATGTCCGCGCTCTCGATCTCGATGCTGATTTCAATGGACAAGCCTCTACAGCTGCTTACATTGCCGATCAGATACGAAATGCAGCCAAGTCAGATAAACGCATTAGTTATGTCATCTTTAATAACAAGATTGCAAGCGCTCGAAGCTTCTGGCGCTGGCGCAAATACACGGGAGTTAATCCACACACCAAACACATCCACATCAGTTTTACAAAGGCTGGCGATACGGATTCGAAGTTTTTTAACATCCCGTTACTAGGAGGAACAAATGACACAAGACCTGAAGAAGATGCTAGCAAGCTGGGGACGAGCGTTTCTAACAGCTGCTCTTGCACTTGTCGCTGCCGGGGAAACAGATCTTAAGCACATTGCTTATGCTGGTGCGTTAGCAACTATTCCACCGATTTTGCGTTGGCTGAATCCTAAAGATGAAGCTTATGGGCTACGGTGAGCGCTAATGATTGGGCGGGGCTTGTCCTTGCCATTGCTTCAACGCTTGCTATTGTTGTTGGCGGTTTGCGTTACTTGGTTCGCGGTTGGCTTTGGACTCTTACGCCTAATGGTGGATCATCTCTCGCAGACAGATTGGCAAGAATAGAGACACGCCAAGAGCAGATGATGGAACTTCTCAAAAAGTAAGGGAGACTTATCCACATGGCAAGAAAAGTAACTAAGGCACTAGAGGAACAAGGCTATTCAAAACTCGATGCTTACTGTATCGGTTTACAAGAGTTTTGGGTTTCTTTAAAGCGTGCTGGTTTTCATGATGAAATTGCTCTAGCGATTATTGTTGAACCAACTGCCTATCCTGGTTGGATCTTGCCTGATCCAGTCGAACCAGACAGGTTTGGCGATTACGAAGATGAGGACGATGACTAAAAAACGCTATCTGGTCATATCGGATTTACAGATCCCATATCATCATGAGCAGGCAGTTAAGAATCTAATCAAGTTAGTAAAGCGCGAGAAGTTTGACCTAGTCCTTAATACAGGCGATGAGCTTGATATGCAGTCTCAAAGCAAATGGGCTAAAGGCACTCACCTGGAATATGAAGGGCAGCTAGATGCCGATAGAACTTTGGCTCAAAACATCCTCTGGGACCTTGGGACAACCGATATCACTCGATCCAACCATACCGATCGTCTATACCACACTCTCGTTAGAGGCGCTCCTAGCCTCATCGGACTTCCAGAACTCGAGTACCCCCGTTTTATGGGCTTCTCAGACATGGGGATACGCTTTCATAAAAAGCCATTCGAATTTCATAGAGGATGGGTCCTAGTCCACGGAGACGAAGGCTCGATGAATTCTAACGCTGGACTCACAGCTCTTGGCTTGGCTAAAAAGTTTGGCAAATCTGTAGTTTGTGGACATACCCATAGGGCGGGCATTAGTGCCTATACAGAGGGCTTAGGAGCCCAATACAGGACTTTGTGGGGCGTGGAGGCAGGTAATGTTATGGACAAGAAGAAAGCCTCTTATTTGAAGGCTGGGAGTGCTAATTGGCAGATGAGTGTGGCAGTCATTGAAACGCATGGAGATCGAGTTAGCCCATTCCTAGTGCCTATCAACAAGGACGGATCTTTCACTCTTTATGGAAAGTTATACGCCTAAATCGTTATCATTTCGTTACCTAAATGTATTAGACATTGTCAGATGGGCGTGAGACCGTAATCCAGTAACCAACAATGGTTACAGAAACGGGAGTAAATAAATGAGCTTTGAAATGCCAATAATCATTTTATTGATGGCAGCTAACATTCTATGGTTTATCGTAGGCTGGGGCAAAGGTTTTGCAGAGGGTAAGCGCGAAGGTTTAATTATGGCCAAGTCATATCAGCGAGTGACAACTGATGCTCGCTAATGAAATCCTGCTTACAGCTACAGACACGATCCGTGACCGTGGTTTATCGTACGGTCATCCTGCGGATAACCTGCAACACACCGCAATGCTCATCTCAGCATACCTACAAACACCGATCCATGATTATCAAGTCGCAGGGATCATGGTCCTCGTTAAACTTGCCAGGACTAATCAATCAGCGCAGCACATCGACAACTGGGTCGATCTATGCAGCTATGGCGCACTCGCAGGACAACTAGCAACGGAGGAAAACGAACTCTATGTTTAATTTAGCCGATTACGAACCAGTAGAAAAAAGATTGGGATATAAGCCAGATGCTAAATCGTTTTGGGAGGATAATCCTAATGGCCGCATTGCAACAGAGTTGGAAGTGGTCGAGAAGGATAGATACATCGTTAAAGCTTATTTGTACAAAGATTCAAGTGATGTTATTGCGTGGGCAACAGGGTACGCTGAGGAAACGGTTACTAGCCGAGGCGTTAATCAGACTAGCGCACTTGAGAATTGCGAGACTTCAGCGATCGGCAGAGCGCTTGCAAATGCAGGTTATGCGCCTAAAGGAAAGAGACCAAGCCGAGAGGAAATGAGTAAGGTAGTAGCTGCTAAGCCAGTTAAGCCACCTGTTCAAGAGGTCAAGGCAGATGATCAAGACTATTGGACTACGCCTGTCAATGAATATAACAAAGTTGTAGATGCGCCTGTCACGCTTGACAAAGCAATGGAAACAGTTGCCGCAATTATCGGTACACCAGAAGCATTAGAAGCTCCGTCATGCGAACATGGTCATATGCAGTGGCGTGAAGGCGAAAAGAATGGAAAAGCTTGGGCTGGCTATTTCTGCAATACAGCAATCTCAACAGCTCATCGATGCCCGACACAATGGTACAACCTGGGTTCAGATGGTAAATGGCAACCACAGAAGGCGAGAGTGTAATGGGTTACATCGAGGTTTATAACATAGATAAAGATGGTGAATGGACAGACTTAGAGGATGTTCCAATGATCACCACCATTAACTGCCAGTTATGCAATGAGCCGACTTTAGCCCATGACATCATAATTCCGGCCATTATCACAGACGGCAATTTGGTCGCTGGTACTTGGCAATGCAAGAAATGTCACGCAGTCAATGGCTGAGCATAGAGACGAGTCGCGCTTTGCTGAGATTTATCGGTCTCCAATAGATCGTCATGTCTACAGCTTTAGCGGATATGCAGGGGTTGAAAATTGCTCAGATTGCGATGCTTTCACCCAGGTTAATGAATACGATCGTTTACACGATGGAGCTGTTTTATTC